ATTAAATCTAACGTTCAACATTTAAGAAATAGTATGAAAGAAGACAGAATTGATCAGATGGTGGAAGATCTACAAAATACTGATTTAAGAAAAGATTCAACAATAAAAAATACAGGCGAATATATAGAAAGAGGATCTAATTATAAGGCTCCTCAAAATCATATAAGTATTTTTGATGATAAGTTGGATTTTAGTAGAGTACCAGAAAAAACAGCAGGCGAAAAATCAGCAGAAGAATCCCGTAAAGAAAAAGACAAAGAATATGATAAGAGAAGAGTGATGTCTACAAAAAGTATGGAGAATAGTTTATTTGAAAATCTTATGCAAGTAGGAAAAAAGGATGAGAAAAAAAGCTCAATTTAAAGATATCTTGCAAGAAATAAAAAGTCTTGCAGATAGTGCGAAGGCTTTAGGCGGAATTGCTCCTCAAGATATTTTGAATTCTGTATCAAATGCTGGAGCCAATACGCCTGAAATGGTAGCTAGTATTTTTGCTGGAATAGGGAAATCAATGAACGACGCAATGGGAAGTTTTACCAACTTTAATGAGAATTTAGCAGAAGCAATAAATAAATCGCAAGGCGAAGCAACAGGAGAAGCAAATAAGATACAAAATAATTTATTAAATAATAATGTGGCGCTGCCAAGTGGTCAACAAGCAAACGGTCAACAAGCAGTTATTCCAATAAATGATGCAGGACAATTGGCTAACGTGCCAGGTAATGAGCAATTAGCTAATACAGCGTCTTCAAAAACAAGGAAACGAAAAATGGCTTCAAACACATTCAATTTACAGACACACAAGAAAGCACAGTTTGGTGGCATAGAACAACCTCCTGTTGCAGATACTTCAACAGTAACTCCAGAAGTTGTTCCAGAAACTCAATCAGACAGTTTTCAACTAGACGAATTTACAGAAGACAATCCTCCTCAAACTGATCAGCTTTCACAAGATATGGGACAATTAAAAGATGGTAATGAACTTAAATTATGGTTAGACAGCCAAGATCAAAGAGTAGCAAGAGATGTTGTATTACAAAAAGTGACAGATAAAGATAATGCGGCAGATCTTTTATCAGGTTTTTACGAAATAGCAGATACAGAAAATGCAAAATTAGAATTTGCAACAGAATTATGGAAGATTTTACCGGATGATGTGAAAGTAGATTCTTCTGCAATTGAAGATGATGTTATTGAAGCTCCTTTGGTAGAAGCTGATGCACATCTTATTAGATTAGTAAAAGAAACCGAAGAGAAAATCAAAAAATTAGCTCAATCAAATATCAGCCCTAAAAGAAAAGAATTCAATCTCAAGAAAAGTGCTCAAGCTAAGACTACAGAAAATATGATTATGTATATGCCTAATGACAAGAGCACACTTCACCCTCAAAGAATCGATCCTTTCTTAAGACAGCCAATCAATGATTGGCATGTTGTTGAAAGAAATAAAGGTTTTGGATTGGTCTTAGATGATTACTGGAATGTCGATTGGGAATCCATTTGGCGTGGAAATATCATGGATAAGTACAGCAGACCATATCGTGATACTAAAACGGGAGAATGGGTAGGTGGATATATCCAAAAACGTTTTGAAGTAGATAAATGGATTCCAGAAGAAAACAATTATCAACTGCTTCCAGGACAACGTAGAAAACCTCGTCTGCCAGAATATGGGATTATAGAAGGCAGACTAGAGGAAATGCGTAAGGCAGAAGCGAAAAAAAGAGGATACGGTCCTGTTTCAGAAGGCGAAAGTTTTAATTGGAAAGAAGCTCAAGCTAAAAAAAAAAGATAGAAGCTGATTCTGGGACAGGATTACCAGAACCCCGTCGCCCTAAAGGATCAGGTTATTTTGAAGGCAAAAAACCTTCCTCACACGTCGTTATGTCTTGCCCTATTTGTGGGGCAGTTTTAAAAACACCAATGTTAGAAAAAGGAAAGACCACAGTAGGACCAACTGGTTGTCCTAAATGCGGTCCTGATATTGTGCCTATCCCTAGCTACCAAAATGCTCCAAAACCAAAAGGCAAAGAAAAAACAGATGTAGTTGTAAGATTTGCTGAGAAAAAAAAGAAAAAGCTTCCTTTCGCACCCAAAATACATGTTAGTGATGAGTTTGAAATGATGGAAGGTGGAATCCCAGGAGAAATACCTGGTGGAGAATTTAAAATGATTAGCGATCCTGATGCCGATAATAAAGATGAAAAATATTTAAAACATATACGACTAACCGCTGATGATTTGGCGATTGATGGTTAAGGATTAAAAAAAATGATTAAATTCACAAAAGGTGATGACACCCCAGAACAGAGAAGAAGGCTTGTCCATGCATCAGGTGGAGAAATTGTTGAAGGTAAAAATAAACACAAATATGCAGTCAGCACACTTTCACAAACTCCTTTAACAAAAAACTCTCAATTTGCAGGTTCAGGTGCCAACGTAATTTGGACCCAACCTATGTTCTTCTCTCCATTACATACGCCCCAAAATTGGCAAATCGCGAGTAAAAGAAGAGAAATTTATCAATGGAGTTTTGTATCACCTTGTGGCATAACGCTTTATGATGGAAGTATAATGCCAATTTCGGTAATCTATGAAGAATCCCAACCGATATCTACTTCTTCTCTTCTAATAGCTGACGACAGAATTCGTATTGATTTACCTAATATAAAAGTACAAGATGGTCACGGTAATTTAGTTAAGCCGGATAGAGCCAGTAAAAAATGGGCAAAGAAAAAAATAAATAAAATAAAAGTTTTAGGTGGTGCTGAATCCTTAGTTGTCACAAATGACCATAATTGTATGGTTATAAAAAAAGAAGATGTTGTATGCAAAAAGAACAAATGGAATGCCAAAAAGTGCATTTGTAATTATAATGCTCCAACCTGTAAAAGAGCAAAATGTCAAGAATATATAAATAAAGAATATAATATTTCTACACTCAAAGCAAAAGACATAGAGAAAGGCGATTATCTTTTAGTCTCTTTTACGACAGAAGTTATTAAGAGTATTATCACCTCTGAAGAAGAAGCTAGGTATGCAGGTCATTTAGCTTCTGATGGTTGGGTATGTAATGGTAATAACAAAACAAATTATTTTGTATCTGGGATTTGTTTTAGCAAAAAAGAAAAGGATTATGTTTTACCTACAATTAAAAAAGTTTTTTCTCAATATGATATAAATATAGAAGAGAAAAAATCCATAAATTCTAATTGTGTTACTTTAACCGAAAATAGTGATCAACTTTATAGTATCAGAAGTTCAAATCCTTCTCTATATGATTTTTCTGTAAAAACGGTTGTTGGTAAGGGAAAAAATAAACGTTTTACAGATCAGGTAACTCTTCTTAATCCCAAATTACAATTACATGTTTTAGGTGCATATATCCAATCTGATGGGACATTTAATAAAGCCAATAAATGTGTAGAAATAACTACTTATTCTCCTAACCTTGCTAATCAGTTAGTATTAATGTGTTATCGTTGTGGAATATTAGCAAGAGTTAATAAACAACCTATAAGTTCAAGCAAAACAACTTTTTCTACAGATAATTCATATAGATATATTGTTAATATTTCTTCTTCTGAGTGCGAAAAAATTGCTCAATATGTGCCTGGGAAAGTTTTAGGGCAGGAAACAAAAAAAGCTAGACATAATAAAAGATTCTTTTGGAAGAATTTTGTTGTAACTCCTGTTATTTCTAATATATCAGAAGATTATGAAGGATATGTATATGACGTTAGAGTTCCAGGAACATATACAGTTACAGCTAATGGAATTGCATGCCATCAATCAAGATTCTACTACGAGAATGAGCCAAAAATCGCCGCAGGCATAGATTTTTATTGCTTTACACCACAAATGCAAGTATTAATGGAGAATGGAACCCAAAAAGCTATATCTTCTATAAAAGAAGGTGACACAGTAAGATGCCATGATGGGTCTGTAGGAGTAGTGTCTAAAGTGCATACCAGAAATGCCAAGGAAGATATATATAATATAAAAATACATGGTATTAAAAATATTCTTAGAGTTACAGCAGGACACGAAATTTTTGTTCAAAGAAATAATAAAAATATTTGGCAACAAATTTATCAATTAAAAAAAACAGATAGTCTTCTAACCCCTATCGATAATGTTAGAAACAGTTATATAGCAAGAAAAATTAAAAATATAAAAATAGAAAAATATGAAGGACCGGTTTTTGATCTAACCATTGAAGGTTCTCATACATATGTGGTTAATCGCGTGTCTGTGCATAACTCCGGCTTCCCGATGAATGGGTTCAAATTTGAATGTAAAGATAGAAAAATATTAAATTTTTATGACAGACTTGCAGAACGTATAAGACTTAATCATTGGCTTAAACTATTGTCATTTGAATATTACTTATTAGGAGACGTTTTCCCGTTCGTGGAATATGAATGTTCACGCTGCGGTGGAGGAGGATACACAAAAAACAACGAAATATGTTATCATCCTGGCGGAACGATAAAAAGAATTACAGTTATGAATCCTGATTGGATTACTGTACATGATAATCCAATGACAAAAGAGGCTGTATATTTCCTAGAACCTGATGATGAACTCAAAGGTATTATTGCAAACAAAGAACCTAGAGAAGTTTATGATAGACTTCCTCCATTACTTATTCAGGCTGTAATGTCAGGACAACCTATCCAATTATCCAATAGATGCATGAGTCATATGAAACATAATGCATCACCATATGGAACTTATGGCAATTCTATTGTACGTCGTATGTTTACGTATCTTGCGTATAAAACAAAACTAATGACTGCAAACTGGATTGTTGCAGAACGACTAATTTTGCCTATTAGAGTTGTAAAGGTTGGCGAAAAGGATAGACCAGCAAGCCAAGAAGATCTTTCTGATATCTCAAATCAATTAGCAGCAGTAGCTAATGATCCCAATTTAACACTAATCACTCACCACGCTTTCTGTCATGACAATAAGACAGAGGTTCTGACAGATGAGGGATGGAAAAAACATGACGAATTGAATCATAATGAAAAAATTATGGTTTTTGATCCTAATACAGAAAATTGTAGATATGAAAAACCTATAAAATATCATGAATTTGATTATGATGGCGAAATGGTTAAAATATCTGGAAATAAATATGATATGATGATTACTCCGAATCATCGCATGTTAAGATATAAAAGAAATAAAAAGCAATGGTATGTTGAAACTGCTGAAAAATTTGCATCAAGAAATGAGAGTGATAGATATATCAGATCATTCGCTGATTATAAAGCCAAAGATTTAGAGGAGATCAATGTATGTGGATATAAGGTGCCTATCGATGATATGCTGGAGTTTTTAGGTTGGTATTTAAGCGAAGGACATTCAGAATATAAGCCGCTTAAAAGACGTTATATTGTTTCTGTATCTCAAAGTCCAACTCATAACCCCCAATATTGTGAAGAAATAGATAATTGTTTTAGCAAAATAGATATTCCTTTTCATAAATATGAATATGAAGGAAGAAGTACAACATGGAATATTTTGAAAAAGGATATAGCAAAACAGATAGGAGAATGGTTTGGGCATACTGCTTTTGACAAGAAAATTCCTTCTTTTATTAAAAACCTTCCACCGCATAGATTAAGAATTCTAATTAATTCCTATTGTAAAGGAGACGCTAGTTGGTATCACTGTGAATCTTCTGAATATGTTCAGTGTGGCACAGTAAGCAATCAATTAGCTGATGATCTGTTGGAGATTATGTTCAAGGCTGGTTTCTCCCCAACAATTAGTCGATTTGGAAAAGAAAATCAATACGTAGTAAATTGTAATTTATCTTCTGTTGGAAAAGGTAGGTTTAGTAGGGTGAAAGATAACCATATTAGCAAAAAACATTACAAAGGAAAAGTTTGGTGTTTTACAACTTCTACTGGTTTCTTTGTTACGAGAAGAGAAGGACGTATAGCAATACAAGGTAATTCATACGATTGGGTCGGGGCAACGGGCAAGATTCATAGTATTACAAATGAACTAGAACAAATTGGTAAAGAATTACTTGATGGTTTTATGTTAAACCAAGCACTATTAAACGGGGAAATGGGGTGCCATGACGAACAAACTTTAACTCTTACAGATAAAGGTTTTAAGAAATACGATCAAATTAGTGTAGAAGATAAAATCGCTTGTTATAATCCAACAACGAAAAAATTAGAATACCATCTTTATGCACAAAAACATGTATATGATTATGATGGGGATATGATACAATTTAAAGATAAAAATATAGATATTTGTGTAACACCTAACCATAGGATGTATGTAAAAGAAAAAGAATCCGGTCATTTTGAATTTACAACTGCCGACAAAATAAAGAAAAAAGGTAAAATTATAAATTTCAATGAATTTTGGGACAAAAAATATAAAAACAGATATCAACGCATAACATCTATTCAACATGTTCCGTATAAAGGTAAGGTATATTGTTTTTCAGTTCCTCATGGTTTATTTGTAACTAAACGTAAAGATAAAATCACGATACAAGGTAACAGTTACGGTGGTGCTCAGGTTGGTGTAGAAGTTATGATTCGTAGATTAGATAGTTGGAGATCTTCTTTATCAGAATGGGTAGAAAAGAACATCCTTCTTCCTGTTGCTATGATGCAAAACTTTATCGATATAGAAAAGTCAGAAGAAGCAGGAGAAACTTTATATTTATATCCAAGAATTAAATGGAATGACTTAAACTTACGAGATAAAACAAATTATAGACAGACCTTGATACAGCTTTATGACCATGGTATCGTTTCTACTCAAACATTACTAGAAGAATTTGATCTTGATTATGATCAAGAAACTCGCAGAAGAAGAGAAGAACAAATAATTACATCAGCAGCCGGAATGGTTATGCCAGGTGGCGGTGGAATGCCAGGAGCAATGCCAGGTGGCGGAATGCCAATGGATATGGGCATGGGCGGCATGGGTGGTATGCCAGGTGGAGATATGGGTATGGGCGGCATGGGTGGTATGCCAGGTGGTGATATGAGCGGCGGTATGGGGGGAATGCCAGGTGGAGAGATGGGTGGTGGAATGGCAGCAGGAGCTACACCTGATATCAAAGTAGGGAAAAGAGGTTCAGGTGGAAAAAGTTTAGAAGAACAAATGCCCAAAGCTCCTATGCCTAAAACGGTTAGGCTAACTTCACTAGAACAGAAAATGTTCAAATTATTGCAGGGGATGTCTAATAATGTTCCTTATAAGTTATTCGGACAATATGCTGTACAAATGCCTGGAGCACAACAGCCATTCTTAATTGATTTTGCTTATCCATCTGTGGGTGTAGGAGTCGAAGCGGACGGTGATAAGTGGCATTCGGATTTAGAGAGTAGAGCGAAAGATTCAAAAAGAGATCAAAAACTTGCTAGTGTAGGATGGAGAATTCTCAGATTTAATGAAAAAGCATTTGATCGAGTAGCAGACATGCAGAAGATAATTTATGATAATTTGGCAGAAGCCACTAAAGAAAGGCAATCGAGAATGAAGACAGCTTCAACAAATGAAGAAATGCTAAAACAAACAACTCGATTATTAACTTTTGAAGGAATTAATGAAAAAGATTTGAAAGTTAAAAGAATACCACTTCCAAATGATTTGGGGGATGTTTTCTTAATTGGAAATTAATTATGAATAAATTCAATTTAAAAGAACAGAAAGCTACTGAAGATTTTTTAGAAAAATTAGAAAAGATAGCCGGACCCAGAAAGATTAAAGATAGGCACATAAGATGGCAAGAAGTGTATGGAGAAAGATCTGAGCACTTAAAAGAAAGATTTGATGAAGAAATTGGTCCTGGTGCTTATTACAGATGGGACGGTCATGATTATACAACAAATTCTGATTATTTTATTGTTGTTGGACCGGCTATTGATCCTCATGGGAAAAAAGCATTCTTTTCTGGTATAAAAAAACTACCTCCAATAGAAAAAAGAAAAAAAATATATGCTCCTTATGGAGAATATTTTCCTTCCATTATGTCAGCATTAAGTCATGCAAACCAAAAATGGGGATCACCTATTCCTCAAGGTCAACATAATTACTCTGTAGCAGAGTTAGCTAATATTAAAATCCCAAGGCACATAAAGGGTTAAATTAATAAAGGACTTTTTTGGTATTTACTGAAGTAAGGGGTATCGGATATAGTCTAAACATTTAAGGAAATTATAAAGATGGCTATGATTAAAAAAGCTCTTTATTCTGTCATATCTATTGAAGCATTAAATGAACCCTATAAATGGAAAGAATTTAATTTTAATCAAGTAAAATTCGCATCTATAGCGAAAGATGATGTGATTAATATAGGTGGTTTTGATTTAAAATCAGCTATAAGTGAAAATCCAGATCATCTTTTTGTTAAAATATTTGCAATTAAAAAAGATGAAATTAATGATAATGGTGATGCTTTTTCGGAAGAAGAACTTAAAAAAGGTGCTCATACATTTATCGGCGTTCCTATTTTTACGAATCATCAAAACGATGATGTTGAAAAAGCAAGAGGCAAATGTGTACATGCATGGTATGACCAGAATGCTGGTGGAATTTATATTATTTCTATGATAGATAAAGTAGCATATCCGCAGCTTGCTAGAGGAATAAAACAGGGATATATTTCTGGTACTAGTATGGGGACATCAGTAGAATATTCCTGTTGTTCTATTTGCCATAATAAAGCTCATACAGCAGAAGAATATTGTTCTTGTGTAAAGGAAAGAAAAAATAGAAAATTTAGTGGTAAAGTAAAATGTACTTATCATAATAGCCAATCAAAACCAGATGATGATTGCCCTATTTGCGGCAAGAAAAAAGGTGAATCTAAGGAAATAGAATATAAAGAAGCTCAGGTTTTTGAACATAACTTCGGTCTTAAGTTCATCGAAGATAGTTTTGTAGTAAACCCTGCATGTCATGACTGTTTAGTACAAGAAATTTTTAATATAGACGAACTAGATAAGAAAGTAGCAAACCTAAAAAAACAAACTGACAAACTTCTCAAAGCCGCTTCATGCCAAACTGGTAAATGCGATTTAGAAAAGCATGCAGGAAAACAAGAAATTGAAGATTTAAAAAATGCGATGAATACGATTGAGCGTGTTGCGAAAAGCATGATGTCTCAAAAAGATCATGTTTCTATGGAATATGTTAGCGACCTGGTTGAAGTTATGGCAAATGTACAATCTGTTACGGATGAGCTTGTAGAAATGGGATACATGCAATTGGCTTCTCCTGTTATCGGGGAAGAATCAGTTGAAATGCCTAAAACGAGTACAGAAACATCCTTAGAAGCACCGCCACAAATGGAAACACAGCCACAAACTGGACAGTTTGAAACCCCAACTGGGAATGTAGTTGAAAACTTAGGTGGCATAGGAAGTATAACCAAACCTAAATTTTCAGCAAAATTAAAAGAAAAAAAGAAGGATTTTATACGTTTATCATCTAATTTAATAGACAGGTTGCAATCTCTAAGACAATTTCTCAATGAGACTGTAACTATTGCTAATTCAGAAGTCAATGATAAGGAGTATTCAGAAATGGATAATATGAAAACTGGACAAAATCAGGTAGATGCTCAAAAGACTGCCGAACATGATTTAAATGTCATTACGGAAAAGCAATTGCCTGATGCCGAGTTTACTGGTAAAAGACAAGGGACTGCTCCCAATGTCATTACCGAAAAACAACTTAATGATCCAAGAGATGTTAATGTAACAACTTCTAAATCCCCACAAGAACGTTTGGGATCATATGATGTTATTACTGAGAAACAACTCAGTAGCATCAAAGAAGGTTATGTTACTCGATGGGATACCTTTCCTGCTGTTATTACAGAAAAACAATGGGAAGAGACAAACCGTATGATTGGATCTGAATTAAGTAGAGATCAATCCAATATTATCACAGAAAAACAATTAATTGATTTTCTTGGTCATCACCGTTATGTTCCTGCTAATGTTATTACAGAAAAACAACTGAGTGACGATAGTAGGACAACTACTGGTGATCTTTCTCGTTGGGCATATACATATGATGCTTCAAGGCTTCTTAAGGCTGCTAGTGAAGCGGTTTCAGATGCCATCGCGTTTTATGGTAAAACCCCTCAAGAACTTAAGAGAACATCTTCTGTTCTAACAGAGAATGTTAGAAACGCTGACAAAGCAGCATATCTTGTACTAATAAATGCATTGCCTCATAAGGCTGCTGCTAGAAACGATGATAAGGTAAGATACAATTACTTATCAAAACTGGCTGATACAAATGTTCCTACTCCTTCAACAACTGACGTGCTTATTGCCAGTATGAGTGATAAGTTAGAAGATCTTAGTGCTGATGATCTTATTCAGACAGTACAATATGTAGTAAACAATGAAAAAGCTTTGAATATTGCATCAGAATTAGCTAAAATAAAATTACAATCTGGTCCATCAATTGGTCAAACTGTTGATAAGTTTGCTGCACTTGACAAGGCCGTTAATGAAATGTCTAAAGAAGCAGACGGTCTTTATCAGATCAATATTGCTGCTAAAGATATTGGAATGGAACCAGTAAAAAATGGTAAGTTCCTTAAAGCGGCCCATAAATGTGCTGAATCTTTAATTGGCTTAGATATCAAAACCGCTTTGATGAAGCTTGATGTTTCCGAAGACAAAGAGAATATTACAGCAACACTTAAGGATGTTGATAAATTAAATGGCGAAGAAAAGAAAGCTTGGAGTGGGATTCTTGATCTTATAAGAAAAGATGATAAAGCTCCTCTCGATTTAGACGATGAATCTCCTCTTGGTTTAGGTGGTGATGAAGAATGTGTAGAGTGTGAAGAAGACGGATTGCCATCTTTGAAAGAATTGCTTAGAGAATACGGTGATGATGAAGTATTAGATGGAGAGGGAGGAGAAGAAGAATTGGACGAAAATGGTAATCCTGTTGATGTTGTTGATAATACCAAAGAAGAAGATATGAAATATATGGATACTGCTGCACCTGGAATGGCAAACATGTTCTCGACTATGGCTTCCCGTAAAGGAAAGAGAGAAGATTTGGTTAAGACAGCACAAGATGCCATGTTTGGTGGTGGCCCAGCCGGTCAAGCTGGTGCTGCCCCTGGAATTGGTCAACCAGCCGGTGCCGTTCCTCAAGCAGGTGGAGCAGCCGGTGCTCCTCTCGAAAGCTTTGAACAATCTGATATGGGTGAAGAATTTGGAGACGAAGGTGCAAGTGATCTACAACCGTCCCCTCCAGGTACTAAGTGTCCTGTATGTTCATCTGATGATGTAACGGTGAGTGATGGCAAGGGTGTTTGTGGCAATTGTGGCTCAAAGGTAAACTATAAGGTTGTTTTGGAAGTTGTAGAATGGGCCGGTTTACTAGAAGATTCTCAAGACGCAAAAGAAGAGGAAGAAAAAGACGAATTTGGTGGTGAAGGTTTTGAAATGCCAACCGAAGAAGCTGCTCCAATGCCAGGTGCCGGTCTTGCCGGTGCTGGTGGTGCTCCTACTGCACCAGCTATGCCAGCAGCAGCATCTACAAAGAATAATACCATGGTAAAAGAAGCTGGAGTGAGAGTCAAAAAATTTGCTACAGTAGCACAAATTACACCTATTATTGCTAACAAAATGAAAAAAGACAATATTAAACTAGGTTCGGTAAGTCCATTAACCGGATCAGTAAATACGATAGACCTTGGCGATGGCAAACATCTATGTCTCGATACCGGACATGCATATCATCTAAGATTTGCATTCAACAAAAACAAGCCTAAAGAAGTTTATGCTGAATGGTCCTGGGATCCAAATGTAGATGCCGAATGTCCTTCTTGCACAAGACGTAAACAAGATTTTGTAAACGCTCTTGGTAAGATGAATATATCGGAAGAAGAATTCGACGGAATGTCTCTCAAGACAAAATCCGAAACAATAATTTCCATGAAGAGTGCCGGTCTTCTTAAGAACACAAAAGTTGCTTCCGCAGAAGACGATGTTGTTGCACAAATGGTTAAGAAAGCAGAAGGAAGACTCGGAAACCGATTCCCAATGGAAACTTGTCTAGAGAAGTTAGCTCGTCGTTATGGCGAAGATGCACTTGCTCTTAGCGGTCCATGTGAGGGGAAGCCATTAGCCAACTGTATCTGTGAAACATTGAAAAAAGCTGGTGTTTACTCTGACAACACACTGTTCAAGGTTGCTGACATTTGGAGTGAAAAAGAAGCTGGTATTGAATGTATCGAAGACCATGTAAGAATGGGATTTGATCTTAAGGAATCCGCTGTTGCTTGTGAAGGCATTAAAACCAAATATGCCCAAAACTCTGATATATTAGCAGAAAAACTAGCTCAACTAGCTATGGAAGAAGATGTAGCCGAACCTGGATTGGGTGGTGGAGTCATTGAAGAAGAAACAGAAGAAATAGATCCATTTGCAGATGAAGAAGTTAGTGTTGATGAACTTGGTGATAGTGAAGTTGATGAAGGAAGGGGTGGTGGAGAGAATACAGTAACAATTAATATTCCAGCCAATGTACTGGAACAACTAGATAGAGCTATTGATGAAGCAACTGGTGAAAATGTAGAAGATGAACTTCATCATCAAGAACCTGTTCCTAATATGGATGTTGATGTTGAAGTTCCAGCAGATGCTGCTGAAGCAGTCGATGAGGCTGCTGATACCGCATTAGATCAAACAATGGATGTTGAACCAAATATTGAAGAAGAAGCGGCTCAAGAAGAAAGTTTTGGGGGTGATGAACCTGTTGTAGAGGAAGAGGTTGGAGTTGAAGGCGATCTTCCTGTTGATGAAACAGTTGTAGAAGAAACCGAAGATTGCGGAATGGCCCCAATGGATGCCGGATCAGTAGAAGTTGAAATAGAAGATGATGGATTTGGTGGAAACGGTGAAGTTGATGAAGTTGGAGAAGAAAGTAGAGTGCAAAAGTTAGAAAGAAGAGTAGAAGAATTAACAAGAAAAGTAGAAGGTAAAGAAAAAACAGAAAATAAAGAACCTGGTGTTAGAGATGGAACTGGTCCAAGAGGAGGTAGTGAAGAATGCCCATTTAATAAAAACGTAGAAAATAAAGAAGGAGAAAATGAAGATAAATCAAATAATGATGAAGACAAAGAAGTTGTTCCAGAAGAACAAGGCGAATTTAAAGAAGGCGAAGATATGGAGACAAGTGCAATGTCTGAACAAGAATTCGAAAAAGAAGCCACTGCAATGAGAAGAGGACACATTAGTTCTGTCGGCAAAATGGGATTAGATCTCAGCAAGGTTGCCGAAGTTCTCAAGAAGGCTGGCGTAATTAAGTTAAGAAATGCACAAGACTCTGTACCTTTTACATATACAAATAATAGTGTTATCGGCGATGAAGATAAATTCAAAGCTGATGACCCTTCCGCCCCAAGTAAGGGTGATGCATCGAAGATGGGTCAAGAGGAGCCACCTTCAGCAAATAAACCAGACATCCCTGTTGCTGATGCAAGAATGGGTGGAGAAAAGGGCGAAAGTGATTTGAAACCAGAATTAGACGATAGTGCCACTGGTGGTATAGATGGAGCCGGAAATTCAAAGGCTGCTTCTACAAGAGATATGATGAATGGTCTAGCAGATCGAATCATCGAAGCTCAAACTCAAATCCAGAGAAAACAAGATCAGGATTTAGAGGAAGTGAAACCATACGGTGGAAATAGTTGGATTGGAAATGAAAAGGAAAGTATTGGAGAAATACCAAAAGCCAATATTAGACCAAAACAAGTTCCAATAACCAATAATGCGTTTATCGGTGACGAAAAAGCCTCTATAGGTGATAAACCATCCGATAACGACACCCCTAACATTCCTACTAAGGATGACAGGATTGGTGGAGAAAAAGATAACGACAAGATTAAACCAGAACATGATAACGAAATGACTGGATTAGTAAACTCCGGTACTGTTCTAGCGGAGTCCAAGACTAATATCAAAGAAGCATCTAGAGTCGCTGGCAAAATGCTTCAAGCTGGAAGAATCCAGCCAGAAGATCTTGCAAGCAAAATTGCAGAGCTACAAAGATATCAGCCCGAACAACTTAAAGATTTCGAAGATGCAATCTTTTCGAACAACAAAGGACTCAATAATGTACCAGACGGGATAGAGCAACCCGTAATCATTCATGAAGCAAGTAACCAACGAAATGCACAAAATGAGTTGGCCCACAAACTTCAGAGTTTATTCTCTTTGAATAAGCAAAATGTACTTGCTCAACAGGATACTGTCAACGAGTTAAGACGATTAACTCGTGGCTAAAAACAGTAAAGTTTTACTGGGAGATTAAATAATGGCATTGATTGAAATTTATCACGTTGTTGCAGATATGTACGACGTTGATCCTGACAGCACCACAACTTATGAAGAAGGTGAATTCGCAAGACTGACTACTTCCGGTACAAATGTTTACGCTACTGTAGATAACGCCTCAGGTAACGCTATCGGTGTATTGGCTGACACAAAAAGTACTTCCGCCATTGGTGCAGGTACTCCATACGCAGCTAATCTAATCGTCAACGCAAATGGTGCTACTCGTTCGACTCAGAACAGAGTTAGTGACTATTTTGATGAAACCGTAGGTTCCGGAAAAGTAACTATCTATAACAGTGGCGGAAAGTTTGCTACCGATATGTACGAAACTCTTGATGGAGCAGCACCTGTAAGTTATACGGTTGGTGCTGTGTTAGAAACAAGTGCTAATGGAAGGCTTTGCCCAACTACGTTTTCTACACATAGTGGTCAAACAGTTGCTCGTTGTGTAGACAATCCAAAAGCATGGACATCCGGTGTTCCAGGTACGGATACTACTGATAACAGTATTAGTCTTGGAACATATATTACGTTCTTACTACTTATCTAAAAAGAAAACGCTAGAACAGTGTTATATTTGTAATCTTAGGCTTGTTTTGCAAGATCTAAGGAACAAGTATTTCCAAAGGAGATTAAATAATGGCTATCAATAAAAATGGCTTAACTGACAAAGAAAAAGAGATGATCATTGAAGCTGCTTTGAACACAGACGAGGGGCGTGTTGCACTAGCTCAAGCTATGGTCGAACCTATTCGTAGATCGTTAGAGTATCAAGCTGTAGGTCGTAAACTGCTTATGGTTGACGAACTGCCACAAGGTGCTCTTGCAAGATACGAAAGGGACGTAGCCTCTGTTGCACACGTCGTTTCTCGTCGTGGTGCAGTCCCTGATCAAATCCAAGAAGGCGAAGAGATCTTAGTCCCTACCTTCGAAATCGCTGCTCACCCAACAGTACGTCTAAGTGAAATTAAAGCACGAAGATTCTATATTGTTGATAGAGCACAAATTAAAGCAAAAGAAGCAATCCAAAAAGAAGAAGATACAAACATTTTCAACGCTTTGATTGCAGCCGCTGTAAACAACGGTAACCAAATCGTTTACAACATGGGCGATTTAACAGTTAACTCCCTCAACACAGCTTACCGCTATATTGAGGCACATGACCTTGTAACTACAAAGGTGGTTATGCATGCAAACCAATTTGCAGCAGTCAGAGTATTCGGTAAAGAGTTCTTCGATGAAGCAACTCAGAGAGAAATCATCACAACCGGTCTTTACGGCCACCTATGGACTGCCGATATTCACGTATCCTCACGTATGAATACCGAAGTAGTCCTGGTTGTAGCTTCCCCTGATACAGTTGGTGCATTCCCTGTAAGACAAGATATTACAGTGCTGCCTGCTGACGATCCCAAGAAGCTCCGACTCGGTTGGGTGATATACGAGGAAATAGGGATTTGTATTGTCAATGATTATGCAGTATCCCTCGTAGAAGTTAACAGTAGCTCATAACCTATTGTAAAATAACGAGTTATAACACACCCATAGGGGAGCTTAAGCTCCCCTATTTTTATTTTTGTCATAAAAAGTAAGAAAATATTGTGTTTTCTATTAGTAAGTGCTATAATGTATTAAAAGGAGACATAATCATCAATAATACGAAAATTTTAAACCAATCATTTTTTGAAAAATACTACATAGATATGCAAATGTCTTTTCCTGAAATATCAAAAATGCTTTATAATAAAGGAACACCAATTGCAACAAGTACCCTTTACAAATATGCAAAAAAAATTGGTATTAGTCGTTCTATTTCTGAAGGCAAAAGGTTAAGTCAAAATATATACTTAGATTATAAACAAACATTTATTAATGAATCTATAATAGAATGTATAGACGGATTTCTTTTAGGGGATGGTCATATAGATTTAAGTTCAAGCAAACAAACGCTGGTAGCTCGTTTAACATGTGGATTGGCATATCAGGAATTCTGTGAATATTTAATGTCATTTTTTAGTAATTATAATTCTTCTTGCACACCCTATAAAGACAAAAAAATGTCTAGTGGAATACAGTGGCAAGGTAGAACATCTTTTCATCCAGATTTGTATATTCAGCACAAAAGATGGTATCCTCAAGACAAAAAGAAACAGCCACCCCAAGATGTAAGATTAACACCAACTTCTGTATTGTTATGGTATTTAGGTGATGGATCACAAGTCCAATCAGGAAATTCCATTTCTGTTCGTCTTTCAACAGATGGATTTTCTCCAAAAAATAACGAGTTTTTAGTTAAGCAATTAAATGAATTAGGTATTTCGTGTCATCGCAATAATGATAATAGGATTTATATAGAAGCAAAGGGTATTCCTGACTTTTTTAATTTTATAGGCAAAGAATCTCCAATTGAATGCTATTCGTATAAATTCGATTTACCTGAATGGCGTTTTGCATCAAAAAGAATGAGAGAGGTCGCAGAAGAGTTAAAAATAGATTATAATAAATTATCCTACTGGGTAAAAACGAACAAAATACCTTGTTTTCGTACAGATCCAAAGGGTAAACCCAGATTTTTAACAGAACACATTCAAGAAATAAAACAATTTATAGCATCACATGAAGACTGTTTACAAGATATTATAAATGTTTTTTCGACTGAAACAATACAACATAAAATTAATGGTTTATATTTTCCTAAACATAAGTTCCTCATACAATTAGTAAAAAATATAGAATCTTCAGAAAAAAATATTTCACATACAGACGCTTATAAAAAACAAAAAAACATATTAACTGAGTGCAGAACAAAAGGGATACGTTTATTTTTAATATTTGAAAATCAATGGAGAGAAAGAAAAGAGCAAATACTCAATTTTTTAACAACTATAATACAAAAGAATTCTGTTATTGCAGCAAGAAAGTGTTCTATAAATAATGAAAATTGCAAAGTATTTGTCAATCAAAACCATATTCAAGGGTATGGTATTGGAACTATAAAATTCTTTAATTTAATATATAACAATGAAATCGTGGCTTCGATGACTGTTTCAAAGCATCACAGGCAAAACATAGAAGGCAATCCTCTTATTCTTAATCGTTTATGTTTTAAAAACGGTTATACGATTCAGGGAGGAGCAAGTAAATTGTTTAAATATTTAAAGAACTGGGCGATAGGAGAAGGATATGATAGGATTATATCATGGTCTGACAGTTGTTGGACAGAGGGTAAAATTTATGAAATTTTAGATTTTGAATTGGTTAAAGAATATGACCCTGATTATTTTTATTGGGATAGCATAAATAATAAATATCTATCAAAACAATCACAGAAAAAAAGCAATACAGGTTGTCCAAAAGAAATTACAGAAAAAGAATGGGCCTTACAGAAAGGGTTATTCAGGATATGGAACTGCGGAAAGAAATTGTGGCAATACGAAAAAGGATAATTTATAAAATATCGGTAGATAAGAATATGTTTATATAAAAACAGAGAGAATTAAAGTGGAAAGTCCTAATATACAAAAATGGCTTAGTAAATTCCTTGGGTTATATCACTGCACAACAGAGAAAAAGTCTTCTGGAATTATTTGTGTTTATTACGAAGATGGGGATACGATAAGATTTACACCAAAAGAATGGATTATGGTTAAAAATATTTGTGATAATCTTTTAAAAGCAATTGACAATATAGAAAACAAGAGATATAAAATTAACTCTTAATATCCACGCAAAGACTGTTCAACTAACCAGGCGATAAAATTACTTTCTTCTTCATTACCTGAAGCACACTTCTTAAGGATTGTTAACACATTACTACAATATTTATTACTGTCTGTAAGCCAATCCCTTTCTGTTCTACCTATTTTGTTAAACTCTTTCACTGCTGACATTAAGGCAACTTCAATTTTATCTATATCTATTGGTAATGCAGTTTCTGCCAAGTAGTTTTGTGTCTTTTTTGCAAGAATAACGTCAAACCCATTTAGCCCAATTTTCAAATCTCTAATGGCTGCATCAAATATCCTTTTTTGTTTTATTTTTTCGATAATGTGAGGAAAATTTTCTTTTACTTGATTCATAGCCATTAATAGATTTGATAGTATACTTATATTAGATAAAAATGGTTCTGGTATATCTTTTGCAAGTTGTAGACCTATCCTATTAGCTCTGACTATATTTAGAGATATTTCTTTAATTTTCTTTGCTGGGATATTATCTGACATTGTGACTTTTCCCTTTAGTATTGTTTTTGCTAATGCTAATAGTTTTTTGAAGAAATCGTTCATTTATTGTCCTTTACAAAGATTATCAAACACGTCATTTTTTACTTTATTCACTTTTGCAATCATAGCACATTTATGTAAATCTTTAAGTTCAACTGCTCCTGAATAAGAGCAAGCAGAACTTAATCCACCTAATATATCTTGTACAACTCTCTCTACTTTACCTTTATACGGAATTTTTACTTCTTTTCCTTCTGCTGTTCTGTGAGAGGCCATTCCATTATAGTGAATATCCATTGCTTCTTCACTAGACATCCCGTGAAACTTTAAAAACTTTTTTCCGTTTTCTTCTACCCATTCTCCTTCACATTCCTCTGTACCTCCCAGCATTCCTCCGATCATCGTAAAATCGGCTCCACCAGCAAAACTCTTTGCTATGTCACCAGGATACCTACAGCCTCCGTCACCGCATATATGGCCTTGAGGGTGTCCATGGGCATAATAAGCACATTCGTTAATTGCAGAAAATTGTGGGTAGCCTATCCCTGCCACAATTCGAGTAAGACATAACGAACCTCCACCAATTCCTGTTTTAATAATATCTGCACCACAATCGATTAGTTTTTCCACCATATTTCCAGTAACAATATTTCCTGCCATTATGACAGATTCATTACCTACAATTGTTCTAATTTCTTTTAGTCTTTCGCTGAATCCTTCCATATATCCATTTGCTGCATCTAGGCATATTAATTTAGGATATCGTAGTGCCATTTGTTTATATTCTAAAAGTTTATCAAAATCTTTTGTTGAGATACCCATTGTATAAAAGACATAATCTTTAGCTTGTCTTTTTGTCTTGGGATCTGTGTAATGAAAGAAGTTATATACGTCTTTTATATCGTAAAACTTATGTAGTGCTGTTAACATCCCATATTTCATTAATTCTTGAGCCATTTTCATAGAACCAGTTGTATCCATATTGGAAGCTATAATGGGTATACACGTAAGCTCAAAGAAAGCGTGTGGAAATTTAAAAGTTCTTTCTAATTTAATATCTTTGCGACTGGTTGCTCCACTAAGTTGAGGAACAATCATAACATCATCAAATCCTAGTTTAATATCTTCAAGCATCTTCATTATATTTTTCCTTTTTTAAAAATTGCATTAATTTGAATGTATGGGATATTAAACTTATTGAGCATAAAATTAACGCAATAATTGGTAGCAAAAAAGTAAACCAAGGATCTTGGTCTATATATCTCCAAGTGATAACAAATATATTGATAGAAATACAAATAGACATTAAAATCATCATAAGCAAATTTTCTAACATTTTATTTTTCACTCTTCGTCTCCTTTTTCTTTTGGCATAACCTTTTCAACTATTGCATTAACGAATTCATATTTTGGTAAAATTTCTTTATCGAACATAAATCCACCAGTTTCTTCGGATTTATAAATAAAGGTTCCATTCTTTAGTTGGCTATCTAAATCTGTTGTCCAATTTTTTCCAATTTTGTGTAACATTTCGTGTATGTCATCTTTATTTTTTTTATTTAGTTGTTTATGTGAAAAGAATGATCTTGCATACATTTGTAGGGAATTTCTTGACCAATCTTTAGTTCTAAAAAGAAAATAATTTGCCACATCCTCTTTGGGCACATTAAAAGCACGGGAATCAAAGATTGGAGGATTAGACATTCTTGGGTCATCAGGAGCCAACATCGTATTCACGAAATCCACAGACATTCTAGCGGCTGAGATAGATACCATTTTATTTATATTATAATCGAACCAAGGTTCCGTTTCAATCTCGTCAAAATCTGTTAGTACAAAACTAACCTCATCACTTTGTACATATGCTAATTTGAATCCTTGCATTTCAGAAGCTAGGTTTGTAGCCGCATAGACCATACCATCAATAAAACCTTGGTCAAAAGGTTTATTTAGTTTTCTGGTGAATGTCGAAAAACATCTTCCATCGACTCTGATGATAACAGGGACTTTTCGTGTTAGAAAGTTACGATTCACATTTTCGTAAGTTTTCTGGCGATCACCTAATGAATCTTTCATATTATTCCCCTATAATTTTGCGATATATGCGGTATCTCTCAATCTAGTGAATTTCCAGTTTACATGTTCTGCGTTACTATGTTTCATAATTAAATTACACCAATCTTTATATCTTTTACATTCTATTCTTGCTGCCATTTTAGTATTAAGACATATGGTATTTTTGTGTAATAGATCTTTCTCCACAAAGTCTACACTTGTACGTCTTGAAGTACACCAATCATAACGGATAAGAATACTATTTTCCTTGATATCGCGTACAAGAAAACATATTTCTGTTCCAGAGGTATCGCCTAAATAGTATTTAGATTTTCTTATGATATAGTACAACTATTTTTCCTCAGAACAGCCGCCAGATCCCTCCTGCGTGCAGTTCTTATCAAAATGGTATTATGGCACCCTTTTGTTAGTTTACACATAATTCGCCTTTGTGTTAGAAAGCTACGGTTTATATTCTCGTAAGTCTTCATACGGGTTCCTGATGAATCATTTTAAACTATCGAATATCGTAGGGATTTTTCGTATTCTGCAATATGGGTTTTAAGATTCATATTATCTAGTTCGTTGATTTTTTTCTCATAATAATCATTATTCTCTAACGAATTAAAAAGTTGTTTAATCATAAAGTTTTTAAGACCTACATGTTCTGGTGTTGGTGGATTCCACTTCTGAGCTTCTTTTATCATTGCTCGAATTTTGATATTTCCTGATTCATTTTTTTTCATCTGGTTTTTTGTTGATGAAATACTTCTTGAAATTTGTGCTTTTATTTTCTTTTCTTTTTCTTTCTTTGACAATTTTTTCCATTCTGCCAGGATTTTCACTGCCTTTGCATATGCTTTTTTGTGATAGGTATCTTCTGGTAATGATTGAGGAATAGGCGTTCCCATTGGATCGTCTCTCATAGAAACAAGTGCTCCAAAAGCACGAGAACATTCAAAAGCGAAATCCTTAAAATTAAGATTTTTGTCTAACATCTGATGAACATAACCGGTTCTACTTCCACTTGATATGTTTTTTCTCCTTATATGTTTTTCTTCCTACAACCTATTATAGTTTGTCAATAATTGATTATTATAAGTTCTTTGCCTTTTTCTTTTTTTGATTTAGAAGTTCCACAATAAGTCCAATTTTCTTCAATAATCGTAAAACCTTCTGATGAAGGATACATTTGTCTGATTAGGGGATTATCATCATATGTAATCAAAACTTTATGTTTACATTTTTGAACATCTTCTGCGAATTTTTTATGTTGTTCAAGGGTAAAACCATATTTGTATAATTGAGATGAACGTTGAAGATTTGTGTTTTTTAAATATGGAGGATCTGCAAATATAAAGACGCTATCTCCTTTTTGTTGTAATAATTTTTCATATGGGCCTATGGTGATATGGGTATTTTTTAAAAATTCCGCCGCTTTTTCTAATACGTCTTTTTTTATTATATTCCATCCTTGTGGATTCGAATAATATAGACGAGAAGGGAGATCATAATTAACTCTACCATACCATACGACCCTATTAAGAAAGTAATATCTTAATGCCGGGTCCATATTTTTGTCTTTTACGAATTGGTCAAAAACTTTCTTAAGACGGGCATTATATATTTTTTTGCCGCCTTTTTTTGTGGAGGTAAGTTTTTCAGAAAGTTTTTGTGGTTCTATCTTTTTGCATTCTTCTATAAACTCTTGACTTCTTTCTTTCAGGGCTATATAGACACTCATAAGGTCCATATCGATGTCATTGATCCATCGTTTGATATTTGGATCTATAGCAAAAAATATGCCCCCTCCACCTACAAATGGAAATCTTGCTTCTTTATAGATTTTGGGGGCGTATTTCAAGATCCTTTGTCTGATGGATTTTTTAGATTTGCCACCAGGAAAACGGAAAGGTGATTTAAGCATTTAACCACTTAACATTTGTTTTCATAATACGTGTTTTCTTGCGAAGATTTCCCTTGTCGCTAGCAATGACTTTTCTACAGGCTTCTTGTGATGCAAACATTTCACCGAGGTAGGGTCCACGCCATACTCCTTTGTCTAGATAAAAAATAGAATAAGCCTCAGTGTTACTTCTTCTGATCGTAGTTCTCATAACATTTTCTCCTTTTCTAAAATGTACTCATAATTTTATATAATGAGTGTTTCTCCGTCAATTGTAAATATATCTTTGTATTCTTGACTTGGTATGGCTTTGTTTTGTTCATTAAATTCGGCATATGTAATTTTTTTATTTGATGGTCCTGTATATCTTTTCTTCTCTCCCCAAACATAATACTTAAACATTTTATTTGAAGACATTAATTCCCATTGTATCTTTTGTATTTTAATAGAGGGTTTACCTGCCGCAAATCGAGGATCATTTCCTTGAGGCCAATCTTCTATTAATCCCTCAATAAATTTCGGTCCTATTACTGTCCAAAAATCCGGCATACAAACCAACATATAACTATTTTGTTTAACATACCTGTGTAAATCTTTAACTTTAAATGTCATCTTCTCGTTTGTTTTAGGATTATTTTTGATATCCCATTTCTGCCAACTTTTGCCATCTATAGAGATTTTATAATCAGCTACACCCGTAACCACTCCTGCTATAATGATATTGCCGGTATTGTCTATTCCATTATCTCGAAATCTAACTATATGACCTCTTCCTTTCATATCTTTTGTAAATTTATACATCGAATTTTCTTCTTTAAGCGTTCCTTTTTTGATATCTTCTATAAATTCTTGCCATGTTCTTTTGTCTTTTCTTTTTGATGCATTT